CAGATTCGTGGCAAGTTCCAGACTATTCCTATTCCTGGCGAATCAGTGACTCTTAATTTCTCCTCTCTATTGTCCGAGGCACAAAAAGAAAAAGATGATCTTCGTCAAAAGTTGACCGACATGCTTAAAGAGATCGAATATACAGAACTTGCAAAGAAAGATCAAGAGAAGGTAACAGCGGTAGAGGAAACTTTACGTCGGTCACCACTACCTATCTTTGTGGGGTAAGGAGAAATAAATGTCTAACGAATGGTCAAGACCAGCAAGCCCACCACCTCCTTTATTCTTAGGGAAGAAAGAAAGAGATCTCGTAAAACAAGTAAACGATGAACTTGTAGAGAATGTTATTGGACAACAGATCCTTTACTATCCCATTGATCTCGAAACGACAAACTTTCACGATCTTTATGGCGAGGCAATAGAAAAAACATTTCTTCCTCCCGTGAGAGTGTATGCTCTTGTTAAGTTTGAGCAAGACAGCACAACTTACTTGGACTCTGTCGGTATAGACAATATATCAGAGCTTACTGTTCACTTCCACAAGAGAAGATTAACCGAAGATCAAGATATGTTTGTTCGTGAAGGAGACTTTGTTCTTTACGGAGATCTTTATTACGAAATTGTGAAACTTTCTTCTTCTAGGAGGCTATTCGGCCAAGTAAATCATACATTTGAGATTTCTGCTCTATGTAAGAGAGCACGTAAGGGACTATTCGATGCTACCTAATAACTTTGATTTTGCACAACTTCCAGTAGATAAGAGTAAGTTTACTTTGAAAGAAATAGGAATGTTAAGTTCTCGTATTGAGAATATTGATTACGCGATCGTATCTTGGCTAAAAGAAGATTTAGATCTCTCAACGATAACCAACGAAGGAAACAAGCGTGTTCCTGTCCTCTGGCAAACACCTGAGAGAGCATTTCAAATAAAAAACGATAAAGACTTGCGACATCCAGACGATCACAGCGCTGGGGCTATAACTTTGCCTGTTGTTACTGTCGAAAGAACAGGAATAACAAAAGATCCCGATAGAAAAGGTGGCTTCCAAGCACACCTTTATTCAAACAAACGCAACGGAAGAACAGGACGTATGGTAATCGCCAAACGCATTAAGCAAGATAAAACCCGAAATTTCGCTGTTGTCGGCAATACTCGCACAAATACTTCAGGAGATCGACAGAAATATTTCCCAAGAGTGAATAAAAAGGTGGTCTATGAATTTTTGACTATCCCTATCCCAATCTACATTAATCTTGATTACAAGATAATAGTAAAAACAGAATACCAACAGCAAATGAACGATCTGACGCAGCCCTTTATGACGAGAACAGGACAAATAAATTCTTTTGTAATGCGTCGAAACGGACATATGTATGAAGCTTTCATCGACCAAGGCTTCAATCAAAACAACAACATGAGTAACCTCGGCGAAGACGAGAGACAATTTACCAGTGAAATAAACATAAGAGTTTTAGGTTATTTAATAGGCGAAGGCAACAGTGACGACAGACCAATAGTGAGAAAAGAAGAGAATGCTGTTGAAATAACTTTCCCACGAGAGACTACAGTTCCAAATGGTAACGATAACTTTTTTATGGACTAAACATATCCTGAAGTCCGTTCAAGAAACAGACTACTATTTACACTATGATTAAGTGTGCTTTTGGCACATTATTTATAAAGTGAGGATTAAGTAATGCCCGTAAAAAGTTTTAAATTTGTATCTCCTGGTGTATTCATCAACGAGATCGACAACTCGTTTAGACCACGTAGACCTGACACAATCGGTCCTGTAGTCATTGGACGCGCAGTCCGTGGTTTGGCGATGCAACCCGTCAAAGTCGAATCATATTCCGACTTTATGACCATGTATGGAGACACAGTCCCTGGTAATGGAGGGGGCGACATCTATCGTGATGGAAATTATCAATCACCAATGTATGGAACCTATGCAGCTAAGGCTTTCCTAAATGCTTCTGTAGCACCAGTTACCTATGTTCGTTTACTTGGTGTCGAAAACGATAATAAAACCGCAGCCGGCGTAGCTGGTTGGAAAACCACAGAGAACCCTTCCGCAGCTAAGGATGATAATGGTGGCGCTTTTGGTTTGTGGATTTTTCCTTCAAGTTCTGGTGGTGAGGGTGGTGGGATTGATGGGGCTTCTGCTTTGGGAATGGGAGTCCTCGCCGCTATTTGGTATGTCGATGAAGATGCTTCGGTGCAACTTACTGGAAGTTGTGCTAGAACAACTACAGAAGCTCAAGGCGTTGGAAAAGTTATCGAGAGCGATAGTGAAGGAAAATTCACAGTTGTAATTGAAGGCGCAATCGCTTCCAGCGACACAGATAGCAGCAAAGATAAAACTTATACTTTTAACTTTGATGATTCAAGCGATAGGTTTATTCGCAAAGTATTCAACACCAATCCTCAACTAGTCGAAGGTGGAAACTTTTATGCCGCCAACCTTGAAAGAAACTACTGGCTTGGCGAAACATTTGAACAAGAAGTCAGAGATGGTGCCACCGTCTCCATCACTGGTAGTTCTACAAGTCTTGTTGGGGTCAAAAAGTTTGGCGTCATTCAGGCAATCAGCAATGGAACAACTGGTCCGCACAGAATGGAGCTTTCTACACAGGAAGCACAAACTGGCTGGGTTATTGGTCAAGATCAGGGCGCCCCCGCCGCCTTTGCCCCCACCACCACAGATAAATTGTTTAAGCTAAAAGGTCGAGGGCATGGAGAATGGCTAAACAAGAATGTAAAGATTTCAATTGAGAAAGTTCGCTACTCTAGCACCGATTCCACCGAATATGGAACCTTCTCTGTCGTACTTCGTTCCTTGACGGATACAGATAGTAACACTGTTGTCTTAGAAAGATTCGATAATCTTACATTAGACCCAGCATCACCCCGATATATTGAAAAAGCTATTGGCAATCAATATTATATTTGGGTAGAATCGGAGAGAAGATTACGACTTTATGGTGATTACCCTAATCAATCAAAATTTGTCTATGTAAGTGATGTTAGTGTTGGTAACCCTTCTTCTATCCCATTCGGATATTATGGTCCCCCCAACTTCTCTTCTGTAATAGATTGGAGTGGTTCGGCGAACGAGACAGCGATTGAGGGCAAATTTATTGATGGAGCCGATGTTTATGGCGCCACCGCTAATTTATTCCTCAGCGGGGCTCTTGGTAACTTCACAGGTTCACTATCGTGGCCAACGGCTCGTCTTCGTCACTGGTCTTCAGATGGCGGAATGTCCGACCAGACCGACGCATATTTTGGTTTCCAGACAACTAGAACTTTAGGCAGCACCCGTGGCGATCTATCTATGAAAGATTATCACAGACTTTGGCTATCAAGTGGTTGGACTGACACCGATAGCACCGGGATTGTGGGTAGTTCTTACATCTTTACAATGGACGATATTATTGTAAACGCAACCGGAGCTTATTATGCTTCTGGGTCTCGTCTTGCTGGTACTTCTAAAACAAGTGGCTCCTATAAAGATCTCATTGATGCGGGATACGATCGCTTCACAATGCCTCTTTGGGGTGGTTTCGATGGACTTAACATCACAAAACCAGATCCTTTTTATAATACTGGCATGGGAACAACGGCAACCGACAAGACAGATTATGTTTATAACACTTATAAGCGAGCCATCGACACAGTAGCAGATCCAGAGTTTGTAGATATGAACCTTCTTGCGATTCCTGGTCTCACCAAGGGTGGACTAACAACGCACATGGTAAATGTCTGTGAAGATAGGGCAGATGCTCTAGCTCTTATTGACCTGCCTGATGTATATAAGCCAAATCACGAAGTCTATGATGGTGGCGACAGAACTGCACGTCAAGTCGATTCGCCCACAGCAGCGGCTAATGCCTTACGTCAACGTCAAATTGATTCTTCTTACGGCGCGACCTATTACCCATGGGTCCAGGCTTTAGATGAGCCAACAGGACAATCCCTATGGGTTCCACCTACTGTGGCCATTATGGGTACGCTCGCAAGTTCCGAGAAAAGCTCACAGATTTGGTTTGCTCCCGCAGGCTTTAACAGAGGCGGACTATCCGATGGTG